AAGGTTGAAGGGAAATAGGCGTGAAAGCCCTGATTTCAGGCGCTTTTCGGCTGTCGGTGGCTTCGAGCAGGTGGAAGCGGTAATCGCTCTGCGGTAACTTATCCACGGCGACAAGGCTCAAAAAATGTGAGAGTGGAGTTGCCGAGTTAGATGTCAATAAGTGGAGTTAGTGAGTTAGATGTAAAGGGTGCTGAGTGTTCGAGATAGATGTCGAAGCTAATTGATTTTATTAAGCAGATAAAGAAGGAGTAGTATGTCAGATATAACAGTTGAAGAATATGAGTACTACATGAAAAATCGACCACATGTAGTTATTTTAGGTGCAGGCGCAAGCTGTGCCGCAATCCCTGACGGCGATAAATATGGTAGAAAGATTTCTGCTATGTCTGGGTTCATCGAAAAATTGGGCTTGGGGGATATTCTTTCAAAAGTCGAACTCATTACAGAATCGAATAATCTTGAAGATATTTACATGGAGCTTGATGAGAGAGGAAAAGAGGAGCCTGTTTGCAAAGAGGTAAAAAATGAATTAGAGGTGGCTATTCGTGAATATATGAATGGATTTGAATTACCAGATAAAGCGACGATTTATGATTTTTTGGTATTGAGTCTTACATCCAAAGATTTAATTGCTACCTTTAATTGGGATCCTTTTTTAGTTCAGGCGATAGGAAGAGTACAAAAATATACGAAAAACATACCACAGGTTGCATTTTTGCATGGTAATGTCGCGGTTGGCTATTGTTCAAAAGATAATATCATGGGCAATGTAGGAATGACTTGCAGATGCGGTCAGACATTAAAACCAACAAGTTTACTTTTCCCAATAAAAAATAAAGACTATACATCCGATATAGCAATTTCAAAGTCATGGAAACAATTAAAAAATGCATTGAAAAATGCATATATGGTAACAATCTTTGGATATAGTGCTCCTACAAGCGATGCTGAGGCGGTAGCAATGCTTAAGCAAGCATGGGGGTCAGTAGATGAAAGAAAATTAGAGGAAATTGAATTAATAGATATTAGAGATGAAGAAGCGGTAATTGAATCTTGGAACCAGTTTATTCATACACACCACTATTCGTATCATACAGACTTCTTCACTACTACATTAGCCAGATGCCCAAGAAGAAGTTGCGAAGCCACATTTGACAGATTGATGAATTGTATTTGGCTTGATGGGAATAAAGGATTTAAAAAAGGTATGGATTTTTCTGACATTGATAATATAGTAGGTTTTCTGATCGATGAGGAAAATCGAAATGTAGGAATGCGAAAGCCTTTATCAAACCCTTATCATTGAGAGCATTAAAAAAATAGAATTATAAGAAAGCAAGTCACCTATATGGTCAGTAACCATCAGGGTGACTTGCTCTTTTTATGCTTCGATTTCGATTGTGAGGCCGGACTTGAATTTCACTGTGAAGTGGTCGGCGAAAACCGTGATTTTCTCGATGAGCTTTTTGACCAGAGCTTCATCAAACTCCGTGATGTCGGTTTTCTGTTTGGCAATGAAGTCCTGCAGCTCCTTGATCCGATTCATGGTCTCTTCCCGGTGGTGGTTGTCGACCTCGGACTTTTCCTTCTGGTCGCGGAGCCGGAAAATCTCATCAGCGATGGCGTCGTAGTCCTGCTTGCTGTTAGCCTTCTTGATGAGCTCCTTCTGCAGCTCCGAGAGCCTTTCCTGAATGCCGTCCGGCGAGAGGGTGTCGGCGCTGATTACGGCTTTGGCGATGTTCTCCTGCAGTTGCTTCAGAAAGACCTTACGCTCGGTCAGAATCCGGTTGATGGCCTTGAGCGTCACTTCCTGCAGCAGGAGCTCGTTCACCGTCCGGTTCTCACAAGGCACTTCGGTATGCGTGATTTCTAAGTGGCTGATGCAGCGCCAGACGATGGATTTGCAGCCGTGGTTGTTCCAATGGACGCGCCGGTAAAGCTCGCCACACTCTCCGCAGAAGACAATCTGGGCAAAGCAGTGATTACAGGAGAAGCTGCGTTTCTTGCCGGATGGGCTCGTGTGAACGACGCGCCTGCGGACAAGCTCGGCCTGCACCTGCATGAAGAGCTCCTTTGGAATGATCGCCTCGTGGTCGTCCTCGACGTAGTATTGCGGGACGGTACCGTTGTTCTTGATGCGCTTTTTCGTCAGGAAGTCCGTGGTGTAGGTCTTTTGAAGCAGTGCGTCGCCCATGTACTTCTCATTTCGGAGAATCTTGTTGATGGTGCTGGTATGCCATTTCGTTTTGCCTGCGCCGGTGAGAATGCCGTCAGCCATGAGACCGGCGGCAATCTTGTCCATGCTGGAGCCTTCGAGGTACTCCCGGTAGATGCGCTTGACGATCTCAGCCTGTTCCGGATCGATGACAAGGTTGCCGTTCTCGTCTTTGGTGTAGCCGAGGAAGCGATTGTGGTTGACCTGCACCTTTCCCTGTTGGTAGCGATATTGAAGGCCGAGCTTGATGTTCTGACTCATGGACTGGCTTTCCTGCTGAGCAAGGCTCGCCATAATCGTAAGAAGCACCTCGCCCTTGGAGTCCAGCGTGTTGATTGCCTCTTTTTCAAAATAGACCGGGATGTTCTTGTCCTTCAGCTGCCGGATGTATTGCAGGCAGTCGAGGGTGTTTCGGGCAAATCGGCTGATGGACTTGGTGATGATCATGTCGATATTTCCGGCCATGCACTCCTCGATCATGCGGTTGAACTCATCACGCTTTTTTGTGTTGGTACCGGAGATTCCGTCGTCCGCGAATATGCCTGCCAGCTCCCATTCCGGATTTTTCTGAATGTACTCGGTGTAGTGGGTGACCTGTGCCTCATAGCTGGTTTCTTGTTCTTCGGAATCCGTGCTGACGCGGCAGTAGGCTGCCACCCGGAGCTTTTTCTGTTCAGATTGTTTCACTGTGTTCCCGACCTGCCGTCTGGCCGGGATAACCATTACATTTCCCATTAGATTGCCTCACTTTCAATGAGGCTGTAGAGGTATTCTGCCTGCAGCCTCGGATCTTCATAGTGTTGTTCTGCTTCTGCCATTCGGAAGAAGGTCGGCACCTTCTCAGGCTTCGCTTTCTTTACCCGGTTCAGCCTGCCGAGTTTACCTGCACGTTCCAGACGAATCGCTTCTGCCTTATCGAAAGTCTCCGGATCTATGATGGCCGGGTAGAAATCGTCGCCGAGGTAATGCCGGTTCTGCATCAGCCGCTTTGCCGAGCTGTGGTAGGTCTCGATCCCGGCCTCGATGGCGGCCTTGGACTGTGACATCCCGGCGAAGTAATTCTCGTAGAGCTTCCTGATTTTTGCTGCTTCTTCTTCGTTAATCACAGCGCAGCCGTTTTCGATCCTGTAGCCGTATGGTGTGTGTCCCATGCTCTCACTTCCTTTCCCTGAGCGTCAGGCCGCACTTGAGCTCGAAGCGGATGTCGCCTCTGGAATGAACGATGATACGCTTTACAAATCTTTCAAAGAGGTCATCGTCAAACTCATGCAGCATGGCGCTCTTTTCCGCAAAATGTATCAGAGCCGTTGTTTCCGTAACCTTAGTAACATCACCGGAGACCGTATTTTTCAGCGCCTCGATTTCATCCCGGAAGGTGTCCGCCTGCGAGAGCAGCTCGTTCGTCTCCTGACTGTAGAGCACCGGGTCGATGATTCCCTGCGTCATGAGCTTGGTGAGCGTTTCCCGCTTTTCGGTGTTCTGCGCCAGCAGGGTCTGAATCTGCTGAATCCTGCGGAGTGAATCATCCGTTGACACATTCTTTATTGCCTCCAAGTAGGGCTTCAGGATGAGCCGGTGTGAGAAGATCAGCTTGTTCATCATAGTGATGAATGCCAGCTTCAGCGCCTCGTCTTTTACAAAAAGCATGTGGCATTTGTTTTTATCCTCAATGTGGGTGTTACAGCACCATGCTGCATATTTGTACCCGGTACAGCTGTGAATCCGACGCTTGAACGTGTCGCCGCACTCTCCGCAGATGATTTTGCCGGAGAAAACATAGCGGTTCTGGTACTTCTCGGTGCCCTTGACGATGCCTTTCTCAGAAGCCCGCTGTTTCACAAAAGCCTGTGCCGCCTCGAAGTCCTCACGGCTTATGATCGGTTCGTGATGATCTCTGACCATGTACTGCGGCTGCTCTCCGTGATTGTTGTGCCGGACAAACTTTGAATCCGAGTAGGTTTTCTGGAAAAGACAATCGCCGACGTACTTCTCATTTGAGAGCATTCCGCGAATGGTAGTAGCCGTCCATCGTCCACCTCTCTTGGATGGCACGCCGCGTCGATTCAGGTCATCCGCAATGTCGTGGGTTCCTTTGCCGGAGAGCAGGTCTGCGAAGATTTCCTTTACCACAGTCGCCTGCTTCGGATTGACGATCATCTGCTCACCGTCCCAGTTGTAACCGTAGGGCGGGTAGCTGCATTTGAAGGTTCCGTTCTCGAATCGCTTCTGGATCGACCATTTGCTGTTTTCAGAAATCGAAACCGACTCGCCTTCAGCCATGCTGGAGAGGATCGCCAGAAAAAGCTCGCTCTCCATTGAGCCGGTATTGATGTTCTCCTTCTCGAAGAAAATGGGGATGTGCAGGGCGAGTAGCTTTCTGACCAGCTCCAAGCAGTCTGTCGTGTTCCTGCTGAACCTGCTGATGGATTTTGTGACAATGAAATCCACCTTACCGGCCTTGCAGTCATCAATGAGCCGGAGCAGCTCCGGACGCTTATCCTTTTTGGTGCCTGTAATACCCTCGTCGTAATAGAGGCCTGCAAACTCCCAATCATCACGAGAGGTGATGTAATTCTCGTAGTGGGTTTTCTGTGCCTCAAGGCTTTCAAGCTGTGCATCGGAATCCGTAGAGACGCGGCAGTAGGCGGCCACCTTGATTTTCTTGAGCTTCACTTTTGCGCTTGTCGCTTGCTCGATTTTTGTTACTTTTCTCAAGGGAACTCCTCCTTTCCGTACGTCTATACATCACTCTAAAGCGACTACATATCAAGGTATTTCTGGCATTATTTCCGCGAACAAGGGAGAGAAAGTTTCCCGATTGATGGCGGTTAATTTGTTGAATTCAGCCACAGAGATCAGGCCGTCATCGAGCAGCTTTTTTGCGATATCCTGCGCCCTGCGATAGTCCAGATCGCCCTGAATCCGCTCCTGTGTAAAATATTCAGATTGAACATTCGGGTTTTCGTTTGGCATAACTTATCCACCTCCAGTTTCCACTGGAGATTCAGAGCCAATTTGAGCGGATGAAAATAAAAAAAGCCTGCGGGCATTCCGAAGAATACTCGCAGGCATGCAGATTGGGTATTCAGTTATTTCACTCTGATCTTCCAGCCGGTCAGAATGAGGTTGACGTTCTTGATGAGCGTCGGATTGAGCTTCTGGATTGCGGAAACCGTGGTGCCATACTTTTTTGCAATCCCAGAGAGGGTATCTCCGCTTTTTACTGTGTAATAGACAGGCGCGGATTCCTGCTTCTTTACCAGAGCGTTGACCTTGGCCTGCACGGCGGAGTAGTCATATCCGGCAGCAGTGAGGCGCTCCTTGCGGTCGGCTCCGTTTCCCCATTTGCCGTCCAGCACCTCTTGCGCCAGCTCATCCACGGTCTTTGTCGGAGTGGCCGGAGCGGGAGTGGCAGGCGTACTATCCTCAGACGTGGACTTTGTATATCCGTTGAAGCCGCCGTTCTTGATGATGGTCGGATAATCCACGTAGGCGTAATCCAGATCCACGTTGCCGCTGATACCGTCCACAGAGCCCTTGGAAGAATACTGCCAGATGCCGTAGTTGCCCGCATAGGTGCATTTACTGGCATACTGCGCTACCCAGTGGGCGTAGGGCGTGAGCTTTGAATCATCCATGCGTTCTTTGAAGCCGGAAACAGCGGAGCCGTAAATGCCGACGAAGTATCCGGCATCCTCCATCGTCTCACAGAAAGCGATGGTGGCCTCCGTGATACCGGCCTTGGCAGAGGCAGGCTGTGCCTCGTTATCCATATAGACCGGATATTCCAGCTGCTTGCCATTCAGGATTCGCAGGAAGCGTTCTGCATCTGCTTTCCCGGCGGCAGCAGTCACGCAGTCCTTTCCGACAAAGTAATAAGCGCCGATGGGAATACCGGCAGCCTTCGCACCTTTGTAATTTGCTTCCCAGTTGCTGTCCGTATAAAAACCGGCATCGGAGCCGCCAGCCTTGATGATGGCAAACTCGATACCGGCTTTTTTTATCTTGTTCCAGTCAATGGTTCCCTGCCAATGACTGACATCAATTCCTTTACTTTTCATGGTCGTTGTCCTCCTTCGTATCGATGATTTCACGGTCGTGGAGCTGCTCTAAGACCGCTTTTAATTTCTCCGGGATTGGCAGGCCGAGATGAGCAGCATTCTCGACAAGCGACAATCCCTCGTTGGATAGATAGAAAAAGATGATCGCTGTACGAAGTACGCCGGGCTGGCCGAGCACCTGCACATCAATCACATTTCCAATGCCTACCAGAACGAAGATCAGCACCTTGCGGCAGATGCCCTTAAAGCCGACCTCGCTGGAGAGCTTCTTATCCGCGATGGCACACATGATGCCGGTGATGTAGTCAAAGACTACAAAGACGATAAGAGCTATCAGAAGCCCGTCGCAGCCGCCGAGGAAGTAGCCAAGCCACCCGCCGACAGCTGCAAATGCAAGTTGAATGGTGTTCCAGAATTCTTTCATGAGAGAATCCCTCCTTTGTTTATGCAAAATAAAAGCCGCCTGCATTTTGCAGACAGCCTCGTGAACTGTATCCGTGTATGAAGTTATATCTGTTTTGGAAGTGCCTCCCAGAGCCTCATATCCTCCTGCCCAAGTGACCACATGGCAAAGCCTCTCACTCCCCAGCGGTAGGCCGCTTCATTTGCCCAGTAAACGAGCGAATCCACGTCCTGATAGTAGAGGATGGAAAAGCCGTCAGCGTCTCCGAGAAAGAGCCTCGCTATCCAGATATCGATATCCTTTGGCGTGATGGTCACCGTATAATCGTTGCCGCAGGTCAGAGCAAGCTCGTGGGAGTGGTAGAACTCATAGTCCAGCGAAATGCTCTCGCTGCGTGTCGCATCCTCCTCGATGTCCGAGGTCAGCGTAAACACCTGAAATTCGCTATCCCACGTAACATTCGACCGGCTGATCCTGCCGTACTGTGTAACAGTTCCGTCCGGGAAAGTGACATCAAAGCGCTCGTAGGGCTCGTAAGTCCACGCATCGCCAAGTCGGAGGAGCTCACAGACCGTCCGGTTATCTGACCGGTATCCGGCATAGCCTCCGGAAAAGCCGCTGATCGTGGCCGTAAAGCGCAGCGTATAGGACGAGCCGGAATAGACGCGCACCTTGTTTCCACGGATACGCATCTCGACTGTATACATGGAAGGGTCAGTCCGAAGGTCGGCTGTTGCAGTACGTTCTATGGTCTGGCTGTAGCTGCCAAGGAGCGTACTGCCGTTATAAAGCTCCACGGCCTGTGAATCGTAATTCAGGCAGCAGAACAGATCGCCGCAGAACACTCCGGCCTTGCCGCTTCCTGCCAACGGGAAGGCCAGTCTTGCCCGCAGGTGAATATCGGAAAAGCCGTCGTATCGCCATGCGAGCTTCCCGGAGCCGTCAAGCTGTGAGTAGACGCGGCTTTCGGAATATTCATCCTCGCGCCATACCGTCCAAGAGCCTGAAAGCGTCGTATAGTAGTTTGTCTCCAGTACGCCATAGTCCCGGAAGTCCTCATACCAGATAAGAGCGGAGTCCGGCTTCCGTCTGAGCATCTCGCAGGTGAGCTTGAAAGCCCTGTCCGGCTGGCATTGATTTCCGTCCACATCGATAAAGTGACGAGGTGAGAGCGTAAAGGTCGCGCTGCCCGCAGAAGGAGCTTCTGAAAAGCTGCTGCAAACACGGTAGCCATAAAACTGCACACCTTTAACATCCACGGATATTACGATGGTGTGAGTCCCGGCAGATAGTGAAATGCCGCTGGCGAGTGTCGCCCAGAAGGTGCTCCTCCAATATGGCCACCAGAGCCTGCTTTCCGTAAAATGCGTCGTACTGCCGTCAATCGAGACATAGATGCCGTTCTTATCCCAGAAGGGATAGCAGAGCCGGATGGCAATGTCATAGGTTCCGGCGCTTGAAACGGAAAAGGTATAG